TCAAGAACGTCTACTCCGAGGAGTTCACCAGAGTTTCAACCACAACCGAGTTCATGGAATCAAGAGGTGCATCGAACGATGCACTTAACGTCATGGTCGTTGACGAAAATGGTCTTTGGACCGGAAACAAGGGTTCCATTCTTGAGAAGTTTGAGTTTGTTTCGAAGTCCAGAGATGCCAAGACCTTCAACGGTGGTGGCAACTTCTACAAGGACAGAGTTAACGAAACATCAAGATACATCTACGCAAACACCAACCTCACCGGGGTCACGCCGGGTGCAGGACTCACTGCTTCATACAACACAGTAAATGAAGCAGGTGACATCACAGGATTCGATAAGGGATTCTATGGTAAGTCACTCGCAGGTGGTAATGCAACCAACACAGGACTCAGTGGTGGTTCACTCTACACTGACGGATACTCACTCTTCGAGGATCCAGAAACAGTAGACGTTTCACTCCTGCTCGGTGGTGGTGCAAACGCAGCACTCAGTGGATTGCTCGTCGATCTTGCTGACGCTAGAAAAGACTGCGTAGTCTTCCTCTCACCTCCAGTCGAGGATGTAGAAGACAAGGCACCAGAAACTGCTGTCAAGAACATCGTTGATTATAGAACAACTACGTTCAACAAGAGTTCTTCATACGCAGTCATGGACGGAAACATCAAGTATCAACTTGACCCATACAACGATGTCGTCCGTGCGATTCCATTCAACGCAGACGTTGCTGGTCTCGTCGCACGCACAGAGGTCATCTCAGAACCTTGGTTCTCACCAGCCGGATTCAATCGCGGACAACTCCGTGGTGTGGTTCGAACTGGATTCAACCCAACCAAGGCACACAGAGATGAACTCTACAAGAACAATGTTAACCCAATCGTTTCGTTCCCCGGACAAGGAACAGTTCTGTTTGGAGATAAGACTCTCCAGACCAAACCTTCCGCGTTCGACCGAATCAATGTTCGCCGTCTCTTCGTCATTCTTGAGAAGGCAATCGCAACTGCCGCTAAGTTCCAACTTTTCGAACTTAACGACTCCTTCACGCGAAACCAGTTCAAGAATCTAATTGTTCCGTTCTTAAGAACAGTACAATCCCGAAGAGGTATTATCGACTTCAAGGTTGTTTGCGATGAATCAAACAACACCGGAGAAGTAATTGATCGTAATGAGTTCGTAGCAGACATCTTCATCAAACCAGCACGATCAATCAACTTCATCCAACTGAACTTCATCGCCACAAGAACAGGTGTTGACTTCAACGAAGTTGGTGGATGACCTTATACATAAAGTAAAGGAGAAAATAAATGGCGATTAGCATAGAAAATTTCCGACAGAACTTTAGAGGACAAGGTTATCGAACTAACCTCTTCGAAGTTACTGGCAACATCGGAACCGAGGGGGAAGATCAGCAGACTTCCTTCTTGGTCCGTGCGGCCCAACTTCCTGCGTCCAATCTAGGAACTGTTGAAGTACCTTTCCGTGGAAGAACAATTAAACTTCCCGGTGACAGATCATTCGACGACTGGACAATCACAGTCCTCATGGATAACTTTGATCTCAGAGATAAGTTTGAAAGATGGTCGAACTCGATCAACTCTTTCGCAAGCAACAGATCACTCGGGTTCCCACAGTTTGCGAATCCCGATTCAACTGGTTACTTAAGAGACTGGGCAGTCACTGCTCTAGGAAGAAACGGCGAATCTCTTAAGACTTACAACATTGTTGGGTGTTTCCCATCAGTCATCTCCTCGGTTGATCTCTCAGCTGATGCGACGACAACAGTTGGTGAATTCACCGTAACTCTTACCTATCAATACTGGACATCCAACACAACGGACGGTTCATCACAGGTAGGTCCACCAGAACCAGTAACCGATCCCGACTCCTGATATAAGGTATCTACATTATGGAATTATTTGGGTTTTCCATTGAAAGAAATGGAACAAAGAAAACTTCATCCCGATCAGAGCCACTCTCGTTTGTGGCACCTGATCGGGATGATGGTGCTGTTAATGTATCCGGAAATTTCTACGGCACATTCGTAGACTTCGACGGCAACATTAGAAATGAAAACGATCTGATCTTGAAGTACCGAGAGATGGCACTTCATGCAGAAACTGAAATGGCAATTGATGACATCACCAATGAATCAATTGTCTATGATGATTTCAAGTCTCCGGTTTCTATTCACTTAGACAACTTAGACGCAGCAAAGAATATCAAAAACAGAATAACAGAAGAGTTTGACAATGTTCTGAGACTGTTAGATTTTCAGAACAGAGGTTACGAAATCTTCCGAAGATGGTACATCGACGGCAAACTCTTCTACCACATGATTGTAGATGAGACCAAAAAGGGCGAGGGCATTTCTGAACTTCGTCCTGTCGATCCTACCAGCATCAAGAAGATGAGAAAAGTCAATAAGGTCAAAGATGAAAAGACTGGTGCTATTCTCATTAAGGGTGTCGAAGAGTATTATCTCTATAAAGAGAAGATGTCAGCAGGACAAAATACTGCTAACTATTACTCAGAAGAGATGAACCAAGGATTGAAAATTGATCCTTCAGCAATTGCTTATATCCATTCTGGACTCTACGACATCTCGAAGAAACGAGTCCTCGGGTATCTACACAAAGCAATCAAACCACTGAATCAACTTAGAATGATGGAAGACGCGACTGTAATCTACAGAATCTCGCGGGCTCCCGAAAGAAGAATCTTCTACGTTGATGTCGGTAACCTTCCAAAGAATAAAGCCGAACAGTATCTCAGAGAGATCATGAATCGGTATAGAAACAAATTGATTTATGATGCAGATTCGGGAGAGGTCAAAGACTCTCGTCGTCACATGTCAATGCTAGAAGACTACTGGATGCCAAGGCGTGAAGGTGGTCGAGGAACCGAGATCCAAACCCTAGATGGTGGGCAGAACCTCGGTGAAATGGAAGATGTTGATTACTTCAAGACGAAACTATATCAGTCACTCCACGTTCCTGCTAGTAGACTAGAATCAGACAGTGGGTTCAACATGGGTCGATCAGCGGAAATTTCAAGAGACGAACTTAAATTCTTTAAGTTTGTAGAGAGACTTCGAAAGAAGTTTGCAGAAATATTCACGGTTGTCCTCAAGACTCAATTGATCCTGAAGGGTGTGATTACAGAAGAAGACTGGGACTCTTTATCCCGTGACATAAACTATTCATATGCGAAAGATGGATACTTCACGGAACTAAAAGAGAACGAGATGATAAAAGAACGTCTCGAACTCTTACAGAACATGGAACCGTTCATTGGAACATTCTTCTCTAAGGATTTCATCAAGAAGAGAGTCCTCAAGTTCAGCGAAGATGACATCAAACAGATAGATAAAGAGATGGAAAAAGAACAACCAGAACCTGAGTTGTTAGATGGTGAAGAGTGAAAAACTTCTACATATAAAAAAAAGAGAAGGGAATTTATATGTCAACTGAAAGAGTAAGTGATTTAGTCCGCGACCTGATGTTAAACAACTATCTTGGCGCGAGCGAAGCGTTCTCGGACATCATGAATGATAAGGTTTCTACTGCCCTAGAGAACATTTCTCAGGGTATCAGCGATGGTATGTTCAATGATGAAGTGTGTGAAGAATGTGACGCCGAGGAGGTCGAAGAAGCCAAGATGGCAAAGAAAGACTACGACGGCGACGGAAAGATTGAAACTGGTTCTCAGGAATTCATGGGTTCAAGAGACAAAGCAATCAAGAAAGCAATGGCATCTAGAAAAGAAGAGGCAGAAGAACTTGATGAACTCAAGTCAGACACTCTCAGATCCTATCGTCAAAAAGCACAAGACGACGCAAATGAAATTGCAAGACTAAATCAAAGAAATAGAGGTCCACTTCAGGGCAAAGACCGAAGGGACATGGCAAAGAGAATGTCAGGCAAAAACGCCGCTTCATCAAGACTCGATGCGAGAAGTAAGATTAAAGCAGGCGACAAAGACCCTGATCTAAAACGACTAGCTAAAGACGGTTGATACAAAGGAACAACAATGCTTCTAATCACAGAAACAATTGAGGATGTTGAATACATCACCGAAGAGAAAGATGGCAAGAAAAAACTTGGCATCAAAGGTATCTTTATGCAGTCGGAAAAGGTGAACCGCAATGGTCGTCTATACGAAGGCAAAACACTAGCAGAAGCAGTTCGTAAATACGACGAAAACTTTGTCAGTAAGAATCGTGCGATGGGAGAACTTGGTCACCCAGAGGGACCAACGGTAAACCTTGAGCGAGTATCACACCTTATTAAAGACTTAAAACAAGAAGGTAACAACTACATCGGACACGCAGATATTCTTGAAACTCCATATGGAAATATTGTAAAAAATCTGATAGAGAGTGGTGCAAAACTCGGTGTCTCTTCTAGAGGTATGGGTTCACTCGAAAGAAAAAATGGGGTGAATGTTGTTGGAAATGACTTTATGCTTTCCGCCGTTGACATTGTTGCCGATCCTTCAGCACCCGACGCATTCGTCGAGGGAATCATGGAGGGTAGGGAATGGATTTGGAACAACGGGATTTTGAAAGAACGAACAATCGAGAGCATTCAAAAATGTATCAAAGGCGCATGTTCCTGCGAATTAGCAGAAACAAAAATCCAAGCCTTTGAGACTTTCCTTAACGAACTAAAAACACCGAAATTATAAATATTAAGCAAGTTTAGGAGAAACTACAAATGTCAGATAACAGCAACAACGAATATATCGAAGAAGAACTCGTTGACGATGAGGCACTAACCTCCATCGACGAAGAGGACTTTGAAGTTGATGAAGAAGAAATCGAAGAAATCTTCGACGAACTCGACGATGAAGATGTCGAGGAAGACGAAGAAGAACTCGAAGAGGATTACGAAATGACCGATGCAGAACGAGGTCTACAAATCGCCAAACTTCATACCATTCTTAAAGAACTTGAAGTAAGCGACGAAGACATTGCAGAGGCACTTGAAGAAGCCAAGACTATGGGTTACAAAAAGATGACATCCAAAATGGAGCAACTCATGGCATCACTACACGACAAGATGGCTGCTGAAGGTGTTATTGATCCGAAGTCCGAAGAGGATCCGGATCTCTACCAAACTGCCGATGGCAAGCACGCTAAACTCGACACCAAGAAGACTAAGGGTAAGGCAGTAGCACCTACCACCAAGCCTTCACAAGCAGGTGTTGACAAGAAAGTCGTAGTCCCAGCAGAAGCAGTAGAAGAAATCTTCGGTGAGGATCTTACCGAAGAAATGAAAAACAAAACTGCCACTCTCTTTGAGGCAGCAGTTAATGAAAAGATTAATGAATTCCGTTCCGAACTTCTCGAAGATCATGTTAAGAGTCTTTCAGAACACATGCACGGCCTTACCACAGAACTAACTGATAAGGTTGATGAATACCT